TCAAACCATTGCTGATTAATAAACTTTGCCATATGATAATAAGAAGATGCTATCTGTCTTTTTTTAAGAATAGCTACATGTTGAAAATTTAACTCAGCTAAAACCTCATAAAGAGCCATGTGATATTGAGCATCTCTAATATCAGCAAATCCAAATTTTTGTATTTCTTTATTAAAAATTGGTAAAAAATTTAACCACATATAATAATCTCGTGGTATAAACCAAGTTTTATCTTTTGATTTAAAAAACACACCTTTTCTACATTTCTTTTTTTCACCTTCCCAGTATGCAATAAAATCTCTAGATTTAAAAGGTGCATCACAATAAAACCCTTGAATATTAAATTTATGTGCTTGCGAATTAAACTCTAAGGTAGTTTCATCAAATTTATATTGACCAGGTTCTTTAAATAGATTTCTTACATAACTTGCAAAGTCTTCTCTAGTATCAAAGTCTGTACTAGTCCATGTACCATTATCCCATGTAGGAATATCTTGATATATTTCTGTATCATTGGTCATATCCTAATCCTATTCCACCTCGTACATTACTTTGCTGCTCTTCTTGAAGATCTTTATATGCACCTTTAAATGATTCTCTGATCTGTTGATATTTAGCAGCAGCATTTACAAGAGAGTTTATATTACCATCTCTACCATGTTCTATAGGTGTAGTCTCCATATATCTACCTAATCTATCTAACATAGCTGCAATACCTTTATATGCTCTGGATGTTGGTGTTTGATACATCTTTTCACAAAACTTAAGCGCTGCCCATACATCATCATCTTCTGTAGAAAACTCTCCATCTACTTCTTTCATTATAACTTCTTCCTTTTCATGTTCAGGCGTATGAAAAAAAGGATTCATATCTGGGTTAGGACATGTCATATAAAACAAATACTGATAGATTTTTAAATGATCATCTGGATAATTATCCATTATATCTTTTAATGACTTAAGCGTGTAGCAGTGTTCTGTTGGAACTACCTTACCATTTTGTATATCAAATAGTTTTGCAATCATTTCTTTTTTAGTTTTTTTCTGTTGTCATATAAATAATGTATTAAAGATATAACCTCATCTTTTAAATATGGAACAGGTATTGCGGTTAAGTCTTTTAATACAGGATCTCCTTGTTCTGTAAACTTAGTTATAGGATATCCATGGTCATCTTTACCTTCTTCTTCAAACTGAACATGGTGTATAAACATTCCCCCTGCTCTAAGTTTAGGATTGTGCTTTAATATAATATACATATAAATACTGAGTTGTAGAGCATAGTGATTAAAATTGCAATCATCTAAATGGTTAACTGGAAACTGCATTTTTTGTGATATACCTTCCCAATCTACATAAGACTGCATCTTAATTTCTTTATTAGTTTTGTAATCTATAATACTAACTTTTCCATTTACTACTTCTACTAAATCTGACTGTCCGCATATACCTGCAGACTTTAAGTAAACCATATGTTCTGGATATACACCTGGATCTAACTTTTGCTTTGGCGCATGCTTTATTCCATTTCCTTTTACTATTGGTGTAAATACAGGTACTGTAGTTCCATCCCTTTCTATTGAAGCTAATGAACATAAGTCATCTTCTCTTTGATTATGATAGAATGTTCCTAAAGACATTGCTCTTTCTGATTCTTTTTTCCAAACAGCCTGTATATCTTTTGGCGTCATTCCATACCATTTAGATTTTTTCTTTTTAGATACTTTTTGTGCTATTTTTTTAGCATCAAAAGGTTCTTTAAAAAAACCTGTAAGAGTTGTAACACTTATCCAATCTATATAATCATCTTGATTTAATGATTTATAGCTATGATCTTTTTCTGTAAATATTATACTCATAGCTCACCAAGTTTATCTTCTTCATCTTCAGTCATTATAGCTTTCCATTCTCCTAATGGACATTCTGTAGATAAAGCTCTTGTTTTAAAACCTAGTGAACAACCGCAATCACCACAGCAAGGTTGTGTACCAGGTACTTCACATTTAGAACCTTTTCTATCTATTTCAGGACATTCAATGCAAATAGCCATTCTCTTAGCAGAAACATCTTCTACAAAATTATCTCTTATTACAGAATTTTTAATTCCTTCATAAATTTCTTTTCTATTTTTCCAAATCTTTTTTAGATCCATCTTTAACTTTTTTAAATTTCTCTTTTCTTTTTTTCTCAGAATCAATCTGCTCACTCATACACTGAAGAAATTCTATTTTTTCTTCTAACATTTTTTTATTATAGTATGCAGAATATGTAGATGTATCATGATTCTTTAAATACTTTTCAAATCTAGGAATTGCTTTTTTGACAGCACCTTCTCTAGCTGTAAATATACCTAAACCAGTAATATTTATTCTTGGATGATATAACTCACTTAATAAAGTTCTAACATTTTTATAGTAAAAATCAACTAAATTTTCTACAAGATCCTTTGATAAATCATTTTCTTCAGATATCTCTTGATATAATAACCTTGCTTTCTTAGGTTTCATTTAGCAAGAAAATTATAATCTAAAAGTATAGATCCCAATGTTTCAATATTTAACTTAGGATTAAGATGAATCAACTTTTTATTTTTAGAATCTTTTATAACAAGTTTAGACTTAATGCATTTATTAATACAGTTTCTAACTGTTTGCTGAGACTTAAATATCTTTTGCTCATCTGCAGCATCATAACAAAAATGAGCAATTTCTATAGGTCCTGTAGAACTAAGTAATGTTAAACATTCAAGATCAGAGTTACTCACCGTTATTTTATTTAAATAACAGTAAGTAACTAATTGAAACTTAATAACATCCTTTCTGGACATTACTACTTTTTTCTGAACTCGTTTAACAACAGCCATTATGCTTCTGTTTTAAGTTTTCTTTTTTTAGAAACTGGTTTAGGCATTGGAGTTTCTGTAGCTCTCATCATTTCTTCATCTGTAGGATCTTCTTCAGGCGGAGCCATCATTTGAGCATATGCCATTTGAATTTGAGTTCTTTTAAGTCTCATCTCATCAATCTCGGATAGCATTTTTTCATACTCTAATTGAGCTTTTAAGTAAGGCATTGATTCTGTATAAAACTGAAGCATCTCTTCTTTCTTAGCTATTAACTCTTCTGGGGATAAATTTTCTTGTGGGTTTTCCATTGGTTTAAATTTTTATTTAATCAAATATACAAATAAAGTTTAAACTACAGAAGTTTAAATAAAAAAACCTAGGTAATTAAACCTAGGTTCCTTTGATAAATATTAATTAAACCTATGAACTTTTAATTAAATTTTATTTTCAGCTTCTACTTGCTGAATCATTTCAAAATGAATTTTTGCTACTCTATCTCTACCTTCTTCAGATAAAAGATACTTATGACAGTTATCAGAATTAGTCATAAAAAAGTTTTCAGAAAGTATAGCAGGCATTGTAGTATGAGCTAATACCCAAAAATTAGCTTCTTTATCTACATCACCATCTGAGTATTTATCTGATCTCATATACTCACCTTTAAATTCTCTAGCTGCTTTTTCAAAGAGTATAGTTGCTATACCATCGGATTTAGTTGTACCTGGGGAAGTATATACACTCCAACCATTAGCAGACTCATCATCAAATCCATTAGCATGTATGCTTATATAAATACAAGGTTTACCTGAAGATTTAGCAATAGAGTTAGCTTTATCAGTTCTATAAGACAATGGTACATCATCTTGAGTATCTACAAGATTAACATAATCTATATTGTTTGCTTTACATAAAGTAACTAATCTATTTACTATGGCTCTATTAAACTCTCCTTCAAAAAGTTGTTGACCATCTGGCCATACTGGAGATCTTTTACCAGGAGTTTGGTAAACTCCATCTATTATCCCACCGTGACCATTATCAAATATCCAAAGATAATTAGACTCAGGTTGATCACTAGGATGAGGTGAAATTGACATATCAAATTGAGTATGGCAATTAGGACATGTTATAATTTTTTCCATAGATATCTTATTATTGCGGGTATTGCATATATTAAAAAGAAAGTCAAATATACTAAAATTGCACTTACCCCATTGTTATTTCTTTTTGAAAATTCTTGATAGTTTATCTATAGATGTTAACCCTAATGCACCAAATGCAAATAAAGCTACAGCATCTACAAGGTATTCTGCTGGTCTTATATCTCCATGAGTAAAGGTATTAGCCACTAGTGATACTACAAGTGCTAATACACAAAGTAAACCACCTAATCTTTTAGATGAGTAAGCACCTGTCTCATCACTTAATAATTCTTTAAAAAACGTTTTCATAGTAATCTTTTTTTTAAAAATAAAAACAGTCTGTATACTCCATAGAGTATGACTGCTATGATTAACCAATTAAGTATCTTTTTCCAAAGTGGAGTTTTTTCGTAATATTTAATTGGGATCTTTCTCTCAACTATTTTCTCTACCGTAATTGTGTCACACTCTCCTTGAATGAATACATTCTTCTTAATAGTGTCATGAAATATTTTTACAGTAAGTCTTTCTTTCTGTAATACTAATGTATCTCTAG